TCCATTAGATTCAAAAAAAAAGACCCGTCAATAACTTTAGGCTTGTCGGAAACCAAGGAAAGTGACGGGTCTTGATACAGCGGGCAACCGGCAAAGGTGGCCCCTGTTCGCAAAATATTTAAATGTAGTATTGAATTTTTCATGCGCTCCCGACAAGCCATTTTTAACACTAATGATTTAGTGTTAATCTAAGGATAGGCCCGCCGGGGGATTATGTCAAGGGGAAATCTATAAAACCTCGATCATTAAAACTTCGATAAAATCCCACGGCTTGCCCTTTGGGGAGCGTTTCGCGGGGTTACAAATAAACCTATTTACATATTTTGGAGCGTCATCAACAAGGATCTTTGATTTAACCAATCCATCCTCAATGATCTTTGCGCTTAATGAATTATTCCCGGAGTCTCTTAGAGTCCCTGAGCCGGTCATATAGGGGAAAAACTCCAGGTCTACCAGATAGTCAACCGGCTTAATCTTTTGGGCGCGGACGGCTAACCAGGTCTGTTTATGCCCCTCGTCATTCCACGCCTTCCGTGCCCGCCAATTCCCCCGGCCAAATAGCTTATTGGAGCTTGGCCCCAACCACAAAATTTCCACTTTCTGGATCCGTTGGGGGCGCTTCAAAGCCATTCCCTGACTTTCCCATAAAACCATACCGCAAAATCAATAAAAGCAATTATACCAATGGCAATGGTGAAATACATTATTTCCCCTTATGTTTTTTCCATTCGGTGAATTCGTGGAAATCCTGGCGAAATGATGACCACTCTTTTAATCCGGTTTCGGGGTTGGTCTTTGTTAGCGGACAACAAAGCCCCGGAATATCTGCCCGGCGTTCGATTTGCTCTTTGTGCGTCCTGGCGTTCGTTACAAGTAAACTGATTTGCCTTATCATGTATCCGACTGCATAGATGATAGCGGCGGCGCCGCCAACTTTTTCAATTGTCATATCTTCCAAACCAGTCAAGTTTTTTCTCCTATAAGTTCACCCGGTTAAGGTTGAAATTGACCACGAAACCAGGCGCGGGCTTCCGCCATTGTCAACTTTGCTTTGTTTGTGCCGTTGACCGTATTTTGCAAATCAATGATCTGGTTTTGCATGATGCGAAAAGCTTTAATTATTGCCTGGCGTCCCCTTTCATCTGGAAAAGCTTCGTCCAATTGTTCGTCATCGGTTTGCGGCGGTTGGCCTGGCAATTGGCTTATGTCAATCGTCATAATTTTTTTCACACGTCACCCCCCATTTAAAGAAAAATTAAAAGCTTATTAAAATAACTCCACCATTAAATGGTTGGCTGTAATATCCCCGGCGCTCGCAACGCCATTTTGACCGGTTAATTTTATTTCTATGCTTCCGGTTTCATCTTCGGTAGGCAACCCATAAAGGACAATGGCCCCTGTGTCGGTATCAAAACCTATACTTGGGCTATATGTCTGCTGTGTTCCTACACCTGTGCGCACTATATTAGCTTCAAACTGCATTATAAAGCTTGTAGTGGTTGACGTTATATCTTTAACCACGGTGCCACCAAAATAAAGCCTATACCTTTTTGAGTTGGTATTGGCGGCGCCTAAAAATGCCACGGAAATTCTTACCCCTTTGCCGTTGGCGGATAACGTATTGGCCGGAAGGGTATACGTCATTAATGTTTCTTCCGTTGTAACGGCGGTGGTTGCCGATGCCGTGCCGTCACTATGCAAAACCCCAACTTTTGGAGCCAATAAATCTGTAACTTCCGTGGTATTCCTAAACATTAAATGCGTTTCGGCGCCAACATCTTTTGTATAGATAACTCCATTATTGGCCGCTGGCGTGGTATGGTCGGCGGATGACTCGCCGGTAAAGGTAAGGCCGCCGCCGGAATTCTCCGTATTCATTTTTAAGATATCTGTATTTTCTACGCCAAAAACTAATTGATCCGAAACGTGACTATAAACAATCCTTCCATCTTTATTGGAAACGGATGAACCAAAATAAATCCGCCCTTCCTGGGTTGCCGGGCTTAAAATCGACATTCCGGCGCTTAAATTATCTTCCAATACTAAAAGATCCGCCCCCCCATCGGCGGCGGATGACGAATTGCCTTCACTGATATGTAATAAACCATCCGTGGGAAGAGTATTCCCAATCCCAATGCGGTTGCCGCTTGCATCCAAGAAAAACATATTAGTATTATTAAGGGATTCAATTCTAAAATCAAAAACACTACTGGCACCCTCATTAAAAACGGCGCCGGATCCTGATAAAGCCAAGTTGTCATCCAGGGCGTTTCCATTCGTCCAAAAGGATAAGACGTTTGTGGAGTGGGTATAGACTATTTTTGATGCAAGGGCGCTTCCAGTATCCCCGAAAAATAAATTCCCAGCGGTGCCGCTTATGATTGAAAGCCCGGCTTGGCCTGCCCCTTCAATTACTATTTCGTCACCATTGACGTTTGCGGTTTGCGCTCCAGGGGTGCCCGATACAACGTGAAGCAACCCGTCATCCGCCGTGCCAGGACCAACCCCCACGCCGTCCGTTGCTTTAGAAATAAGGTTTGTGTATGCCCCGTCATCCTGCCAAAGCCCGCCACCGGCGCCTAATTGAAAATCCGTTCCCGCGTCATCCGTGAAATACGCAGTTGATGGGGTATCACTTTTAATCCAAAAATAACCCCGTCCGGCGGCGGGCGTGGGAGCGGCGGCGCGTTCAACTATGTCAATGGATGCGCCAACGCCGGTCAACGCCAATTGGCCAGTGTCGGAAATGGTTGTAAGCGGGGTGTCCTGGACAAGCTTTCCGGTTGTCGAATCAAAGCGGACAATGGCATTATCAGTGGATGACGCCGGGCCAACCACGTCCCCGGATCCACCGCCGCCCGCCAAAAGATCCGTTATTCCGGTTGTACTTCTAAAATATAGTTTGGTTTCGGCCCCGTCATCTTTTGTATAGAGAATGCCATTATTGGCGGCGGGTACTGTTGGGTCGGTGGATGACTCCCCAATAAAAGTTAATTTCCCGGCGGAATTTTCCGTGGCAAACTCAAAATCATTGAGCGTAACCACCCCTTCAGATCCTATCCGTAAGGCTTCGGCGGGGGTGTCCGTTCCATCGGGTGACGTTTTAAAAACGATATCCCCCGGCGCCGAAGTGGATGAAACGGTGCCGGACGCTGGCACCTCAAAATCAATGGACCCTGAAAGGTCATAATGGGTGCCGGTCCAATAACCACCAAAAATCGAAAAAGCGGTATCACCATTGGTTAATGCGGAATGCGTATCATCATTGCTTTTTGAGCGGGTGCCCATTAAAACGGCCTGGAGCGTTGTTGAATGCCGATGGATAACGGCTTGGGCGGGTTCCGTGCCGCCCAAATCATTTACTTTGAAAGCACTATCAAACGTAACCCCGTTGACGGGTACGCCGGAATCTTCTGTGCCAGGGTCACCAACGCCAACCGGCCCATCCGTGATAAGTTCGCCTGTATCGGATAGCGTGGCGCCTGAATCTTGTATAAGCTTCCCGGTGGCCAAATCAAATCTGACAATGGCATTATCAGTGGATGACGCCGGGCCAACCACGTCACCGGATCCGCCGCCACCGCCGTCCACTTGCGCTTCCGTGCCCGATGAATTCAGTTTGTAGACGTTTCCATCACTTTTAAAATAAAGCTTGTATTTTGTGGCCGCTGGATTTGCTGGCGTTGATCCTTGTTCGGGGAAAGTTACGGATTCATTGGTTTCAAGATCCCCTTTGTATTTTATGGCAAAAGCTTCCAGGGGTATGAAAGCAAAGATACAGATTAAAATGATAGCTAAAAATCGTTTAGACATGGTGCCCCCTAAGATGCTGGATTGTTTTTATACCTTATTAATATTCCAATTTCGGCGCCTGGCGTTGTTGACCCCACTTGTTTTACTTTAACGCCAAACTCTTCCGCCGCCGTAAAATCCACATTCACGGCGGTTGATTGATCTTGTGCCCCCGCCGCAAGGGTAATGGTTAAGCCTTCCTCTATGGTGTCCCGTAAAAAGTCAATCAAGAAAGCGGCCCCCACTGGCGCTTCCCTGGCAAAGATTCCAACGCCGTCAATGGTCACTCGTTCCGGGAAAAAGAAACCGGAAAAAATCGTTTCTTCGTCAATCGCTTCGCCACCAATATCAACTTTTAAATATTGATAAACAAAATCCATATCCTGCATCAATCCCACTTGCTGATTGTTTTTGACCTGGACGGATGACCCTTTTGTAATTGTGATTTTATAACCTTGATTTATCCCGGCGGCGTAAAATTCAAATTCCCCCAATGTCCCCGTCAAAAATGGATTTGCCAGGGGGCTTGCCCCGGCGCGGTCTGAAAAAATAGTGGCAATGGAGTTATCCGATTGTTTGCGGACTTCCACGGAAGCGCCGTTGGCCACATTGACTGAGGATCCGCTTTGTATAAATGCAACGCTTTCATAAATTCCAAGCATATTATTTTCCTTTAATTAATCTGGCTTCCAAGTATTGTCCCCGATCCTGATAGATGGGTAACCAATGAATCCCCGTCAATTGCCACGCCTGCCGGTCCACCATATCCCGCCCCGGTAATTGGCACCGCATCAACTCCAGGGTCCCCCAAATCGCCACCATCACCACCAAACACGGTTCCGCCTTTACCACCAAGCCCGCCAAACTCTAAAGTACCATCTATGCCAGGATTTGTAATAGCAGGGGCACCAATTCCGCCCCTTACTTGATCACCCGCTACAAGATCATTACTACCCGCGCCACCGCCGCCGCCCTGGAAACCACTGGCACCGCCACCGCCACCGCCGCCGCCGCCGATAGTTCCGTTATTCTCAATTATAAGTAAAGATTGAACCAATAAAGCCAATCCGCCTGGCGTTCCATCCATGCTTCCATAGCCAGTACCACGGCCACCATTACCACCCGCACCAACTAAAAAACCGCCCGCTTCAATTTGCAGATTTAGAGAAACCCCCGCTGGCCATGAGCCGGTATCCATGGAAGGTTCCGATAAATTATCAGATCCAACAATAATGCCGGAAGCAATAATAAAAGTTACAGTGTCACCGGACCTGGCTTGAGAATAAATAGAATCATGCAACGCCCGCATATCGACATGATTAACGTCATCGTCAATATTTATTATCCGCTCTTGAGCAACCGGCAAAACTAAGTTTAGTTTTTGCGCTTCAACTTCAATGAAGGTTTCCCCCCTGTTAAGCGCCATGGGCAATAAGGTTTCAAGGGTAAGCATCCCTAAATCATTCACCACCCCCCTTGTTTGTAATGCCATTGGTGACGCGATATCAAGCCGCCCGGCTTTTTGGATATCAATTTTAAATTCCGCTCTATACGGCGGATCCCGGAAAAGCTTTAAGATTAATTCCGTAAGGGTGGTGGCGGGCGCCCGGCCAAACTGAGTTATCCACCGTGAAAATACTTTCCGAATGGATTTTGACCCATATTGGGTTTCGTGTTCCGCGTCCGTATCTATGATTTCCACCACGGATCTATAATTTTTTTCCTCTTCTAATCCTTCTAAGGGATTTATCAAACCATAGTAAACCTGGACGCGGGTGACTCTTCTATCTGGATCCCGTTTGATTCTTACTGAATCAGATATTATCCATTCAAAGTCATCCACCGTTTCATTCGGCACAATATTAATGCCGATGGCTTTTAATTGAATCAGGCCGGTTTCAATGTCCGGCCACATTGTGAAGCCGACTTGCTCCGCCAACTCTGCAATCAAATCAAAAACGGAAGTGGGTTTTGCTATATGGGCGGTGTACAGTGTCGGCAAATTATTCCCCGCTTCCACTCCCCATACGCTGGCATCAATATTTTCCGCCCCAATTTCAGTATAGGTGGTCAATAAATCTATGATAATTTCGTCAACCCGTTGGGCGGAATAAGATAAAACTTCTTGCACCTTGTCTTCCTCTTCATGGGCGTCCGCTGGAGTATTGAACGCCCCCCGTTCCGTCAAGGTTAAGGTATCGCTTCCCGTGGCCCTGGTATAAGCCATAATTTCGCTACTTATAGCAACGTGGCCACTATTCCCATATTCTTCATCACCAATGCCCGTGGGAGTTAAAACCAAGGATCCGGCGCCGCTTGTAATGTCGGCAAATAATTCCCCGGTATTTAAAACCGGCGCTTCCGCTTTCCTTTTTTCGATCAAAGAAAAAATATCTTTGCAACGGATAATTATTTTTCCGTTGGTGGGGCCTTCTATTGAATCTATCAGGTAGTTTCTAACCCTCAAGGAAGATTCACTATCACCCATCACCCCTTCCTTAATTCTTACCGCGTATTTTTCATGGTACGGATTCCGGGTCAACCACTTCCCCCAAAACGATCCGTTTTCACTTGGGTCAAATCCTTCAATCCCGCTTTGGCCATGCGCATCATTCCTTTCGGTTCTATACTTGTCCACTACCTGATCAGAGTCTTTATGATCAATGAAGGTAAGGGCCACCGTTTCACGCTCCCCGAATGGCCCCATATTTGTATCCATGGCGCCGATATTGACCCGGAGTGGGCTTGTACTGATTGATTGCAATGAAGGGATGATAAAGCCGTATTGATTAATACCTTCCTGGGAATAAGAAAATTTCAGGGTCAATGGTTGCGGGTCATAATTTGCCGGATCCTGACAAGTAAACCGGGAGTTATAGCATTTTTTGGTATCAGTAACCCCCAATTGCGCTTGGCATGGGCTATTCCCATAATCCAAAGTACAAAACGGTTGATCAATTTCAACCAACGTCAATATTTCATCACCATAATCAGGCATAGATTTTAGCCACAAAAAAACTTTTTATTTTTAATCCAGGTATCCAATCCCGGTGAAATTAAAACTTACTTCCATATAATCCTTTTTACCCATATTTTTTGGTTTTATGTTTGCATCCGTCCAGGCATAAGCCACTTCAAGCGGCCAATCAACCGGGCGCCACGCCACAAAAAAAGGGAATTCCCGCGCCGCCAATACAAACGGATCAAAGTTTGTCCTGTACCAACCCGCCCCTAAGTGCCTTAAAGTTAAATTGCCCTTTACCCCCTTACGCTTTATATATTGTCCAAGGAAGTGGCCCCCATCGCTCATATTTTGAAATAATTTGGTGTCCCTGGATAGAGTGGCCGGGGAATGGCCGCCATAAATTGAAGTAGGGGAAACCAAAAGTTGCCCAATGTAGATAACGGCCAGTTGCGGGGATGTTCCAGAATTGGGATATTCTATTTTCCAATATCGTTTGGTTACGCTTTCATCCACAAACATTATTGGGGCATCATCCGTTGGTGATACCTCGCTTCCAAAATCCGTCCAGGTTGTACCATCCGGGCTATGCTGGACTTTCACGGCCACCCCGGATGATCCGATTGTATGACCGGCCAAGCCGACATAATCGGCGGCGCGGGCCACTCCAAGATCAATAACTATTTCCGCCGGTAGTGCAATGGGTTCCCAAAACTCATAAGTATTAGGCCGTAAGATAGAATCTTTTGGCCCGCCGGCGGTTTCGCTTGATACGGAAATATCCGCCGCCAATAAATCCCGTACCCAAGTTTGGTAACCGATATGCGGATTGTTAGCAATATCGGCGGCAATCAAAATATAAGCTGGAGTTGTAAAAATTGACATTAATTCACCACTATCCTTGCGCCGTTTTTGGTTGCTTCATTCAATTTAGTTATCAGTTTTCGGATTCCTTCCTGCCCAAAACTATCCCCTTCTAAATTAATGAAAACATTTTGTTGGGCATCCCCCCCCACGTCCTGGACCGGCGGCGCCGCCGTGGATCCTGCAATAGATGGCGCCGATGACCCGCCACCACTGAATGATTGACTTTGAATGGCCCGGACTTGAGCGAACGCCGCGCCCGCTTGGATGGCGGCCATTGCAAAACTAAAGGGCGCCGGATATGCGGCCAACGTCCTGGATATTCCCTCATAAGCACCTATCACGGCTTGAGCCGTTGCCGCTTGCTTATTGATTTCAAAAAGTGCCCTGTTTTCCCTGGCAACGCCCGAAGTTAAATTGACCACTTCCCCCAACGCCGTTTTGGTTTGGTTCTTAAAACTCATACTATTGAATTTTTCAAGGGTCAATAAACCACTTCGGCGGATATCGGTTAAGGTTTTTTGATGCTTCGCTTCAAGTTCCTGCTGTAACCGCCGCCTATCCTCATCCCGGATAACGCCTTGATCTTCCAAAAATGCCAACTCTTCTATACGCTTCCTTTGCGCTTCCAATTCAACTTCCAGTTCCGTTTTAACGCTGTTTTGCAGGATCTCCAGGCGGGCGGCCAATATTTCCTGGAATTCCCGGTTGGCGTCAATTTCGCTTTGGGCTTTGGGGTCATCCCCGGATGGTTGTTGTTGATCCAAATTTAAATCAAGCGCTTGGGCGCTCACCTGTTTTACCAGGCTCATTTCAATTGCCGCCCGCCGCGCCCCGGCAATCATCGTATCAAACATTTTATTTATTGAATCGCCCGTGCTTTCATCCCTGAATTGTTCAACCATTCCCTTTAATTCAATTCCGATTTGGTTTAATTGGGTTACTGACTCTGGCCCGGCGGCAATAATTTTATCCAAAAAACCTAAATCCGGGCGCCCGATTTTCCCCAAACTTGTCCCAAGCTTTTCATTTATTTTTGAAGTGAGGGAGTCAATCCCATTAAGGGTATTTTCTATAAACGCCTTAATGGTGCTTTGCGATTTTTCCACGGCAAAACTTATGACTTGTTTAAACACGGAAGCAAAACCCGCCGCCGCAAATTCCAAACCTTTGAAACCTATCTGGACTAAATCCAAGCCATCCGCAAAAACCGCAATCACTTTACCCGCAAATTTAAACGATGACCGGATAGCATCCTTAAATCCTTCATTCTCTTTTACGAAATCGGCAAACTTTGTGCTTACGATTTTTAAGGCGGGCGCCAATTCGACAATGACCCGCTTTGAAATCGAATCAACCGTGGTGCTAAAGGAATCCATGGCAATATCAGCTTCCCGGACTTTTTGCACTTCGATTGCGTTTAGAGTGCCCCCAAAGCGGTCAAATTCTTTTCCCGCCTTTTTCGCCATGTCTCCATTTTTTTGGAATAGTGGTAATAAAAGCGTTAGGTCACTTGCCATCGCTTCCATAAAAAAAGTTGTTTCGGCTTGGGTAAGGTTGGCTTTCTCCAGGCTACTTACAAATAATTGAAGGGCCTGGGGGCCGGAAAGGTTTTTGAAGTGGTCAACGGTAATACCAATTTTCGGCCCGATGGTTTCAAAGAAATCCGCCATTGGGCCGCCGCCGGTGGTCAAGAAATCCCCCACGCGGTCATTCACGTCCTTTAGAATATCGCCTAACTTATCTTGTTCTACTCCAAGTTGTTTGGCACCAAACGCCAGGCGTTGGAATTCTTTGACGCCGGAATTAGAAACCCTGGCCATCCTTTCAAGTTCCCGGACGGCTTCATTTCCCTTTTTTGCCAATCCCACTACAATGGCCGCTCCTGCGGCAACCGCCGCCGCCGCCACTTTCGCCAATCCCCCGGCCACTTTTTTTAGGGCGGCGGTGGATACCTTCCCAAAGCTGGTAACGGACCTTGCCCCCGATTTCATCCCTTTTTTTAAATCGGAAGTATCGCCACCAACAACAACGGCAATATCTTTTTTAGCTGGCATTATTCACCTTCCTTGAGGATCCCATAAAGCCTTCCCCATTTATCGTCTGGCGTTTCAATGCCATCCGTTTTCGCTTCATAAAACCACCAAAATTCGCGTGGGTGCATCCGCCAAAACTCACTTGGGGCCAACCCGTTCATCATTGCAAAAATATAAGCCTGTTTTACTAACCGGACTTTCGTGAAGCCTTTTTGCGGGTCGCCTTCTTTGTAGTCTTGACTGGAGTTTTTTTTTGAAGATGTTCTGGGGGAATCATAATATACATAAGGCCGTTGATGGCGTTCTGGATCTGGCCCATTGTCGAATCCTTAAACATTTCGTTATAAACCGTTTCATCCGAAATATCCGCGCCAACGGATCTTAAAACCTCGCCATAAGCGCGGGCCATATTTATCATCTTGGGGTTTTTTGATTGCAAATCTAAAAAGGTAATATGATTTTCAATCCGGGAAATCACCCCCATGATTTCGGACGCCTTGATAGTATATGATTCCTTCCCCCATTTTATAGTTACATCTTCAAACACTGATTCCGACATGATAATACCTTTCAATCAATGAGTTTAAAATTAAGCGGTTTTAGGGCGTGTAAGTCCAAAGCCCGCTTGATTGCATGGAAAATGTAAAAGTCCTGGCATCTTGATAAGGGCCGGTTTCTTCATAGGAAATCAATTTGAAATCCCCGGCAATAATCGCCGTGCCGTCAACCCATGCAATGGTGATATCCGTAAGCAATTTGGATGCGGTTGGATCAAGGGCGATATCCTTTAAAACGTCCGCATCCGTTATACCGTCCCCTGAGATATCAATATTTTCTTGGCCTTGGGCTTCCAACAAAGTTCTAAACCCGTCATCGTCATCCGTGGTAACGTCGATGGGTTCACCATTCCATGAAATGGTTTTATTTCGGACGGCGGCAATTACCGCCGATCCTTTTTTGATTACTAATTCCCTTCCAGTTGCTTTAGGCATAAGCTTATATCTCCGTTATTAAAATTTTAAATTCCATGATCCCGTGGCGGGTTTTTCCGTCGGCATCAACAAAGCTTTGAGATTGCGCGTGGTCAATACTTATAAAATCCACGCCGCTTGAAATCAAATCGGCGCGGTGGAGCGTTCGGTTAATTTCCTCCTGGATTTCGTGGGTTTCATCCCTTCCATCATATCGGCTATAGGTGTGCAAGGTTAATGAAGCAATAACCCCTTGCTCCGGGCTTCCTGTATTATCTTCCGTTTGGATTAATTCACCAATAGCAATAAAAGGATAGGGGTTTTTATCGGGGACATGATCAAAAATAGAATCATTGACAAGGGCCATCAACGTGGAGTTGCCAATTAGCGCACTATAAACCGTTTGAATGATGACATTGCCGAATAAACTCACTTTTTAGCCCTATTCCTTTTTTGAACAGCTTTGATTCGTTTTGTTAAAACCTTTTGGAATTTTTCCCTGATAATCCCGTCTAAATTTGCGGATACCCTGTTTTTGCCTTTTCTTATAAATCCTTTTTCGGTAATCCTTCCCGATGGCTTCCCGTTTGTAAACCTGGGGGCCGTTCCAAATTCGTGAAAATGCCAGTACCAGGCGTCAAACTTTGCGCCGGGGCCATGCTGGACAATCACCACGCTTATTGGCCTTTCCGGTGGTGATTTTTTCCGCTCCGCCTTCATTGCCTTTGAAATAAGTTGTAACCCTTGCGCCCTGGCATTGAGCGCCGATAATTTTTTAACTTCGGAAGCAATGGCAAACATTGTGGAGCGGTTAAGGTTTTCGGCTTCCTTTGGCACAACCTCTTCCAAAATCGCCTTCACCTCTTCAATCCCTGTAATCTGAAAACCAGATTGAACGCCCTTATTTGCCATTATTGCGCCACTCCCCTTTCAGCATCAATTTCCAAATATAGTTTCCTGGATCCCTTTTTTGGGATAGCCCGAATATTATATTGATCACCATCCCATTCTATAATATCGGTTTCCAATATCCCTAAATCTTCATTGTTTCGGATAACAAAACGATAATTGGCGGTTGCTTCCACTTTTTCATATTTAAAAACTTCCCCCCCGCCCTTTTCCATAACGAAACAATCAAGGGTATGAAGCAAAACGTCACTGGAAATAAACCCGCCTTTCCCATCCGGGGTTTTTGTTGGGCGGTATACTTCAATTTCCTGGTCTAATTCACCAATTCGATAGTTTGCCATTATACCCCCATATTTACCCGGTAATCGTGAAGCAAACTAACCACCGCCGGATTTTCGGTTATGCTCACCACCAATATTGACGCCTGGCGGTTTTCGTAAGCGTCCCCCACCAATAAAAAGATGGCTTGCTTAATCGCATCCGGGGTTACTTCGTTTTGACTTGTCCCCAAGTCTGGACCGGCGGAAAACCTGATTACCCAATCACTCCCTTCAATCGTATCCGGTATGGTGACCCACTGGCGGTCACTATCCAACCCAATAAGGCTTGTGGCTATGACTTGATCAACGCTGTCGGAATCCAGGTATCCAATCTCATTGATTGAGCTTATAAACTGCATGGGGATTTTAAATTTATATTGACTGGATCCATAAACGGAAAGCGTCAAGGCTTCCACCGTCCAAACAAAATCAGCCGTTGCCCATGACCGGCCACAATATTTTTCCGCATGATCCCGCGCCGATGATATCAAGCCCTGGATATAATTATCATCCTTCGTGAAATCGGTATTTATCCGTAAATGCTTTTTTGCTTCGGCCAGGGTCACGGGTTCCGTTGCCGGTGGAGTCAATCGCCTTACTGTCCCAATTCTGTCAACCATCAATCATTCCCCCCACTTTATTTTTTTAACCCGCTTAAATGCCGCCAGGGTAACCCACACCTCATTTCGGCGGGTGTCCATTGAGCATATCCGATACCCGCCAACCATTCCTTCCGATCCGGGTAAATAGGGATATCAGATAAAACGCTTTGTGATACTGGCCACGCCATGGATCCAGGGTTACAAGCCACCACGGGGATTCCGGCCACCGCCGCTTCCGTGCCCGTGGTGCTATTCCAGGTTACCACCAACCGGGCTTCCTTGAAAACCGCCCGCAATTTGCGTATATCAAAATATTTCGGATCAATCCCATACTCCCCCGGCGTTTCATTCCGGGGATGGGGCCGGAAAACTACCCGGTCACCAAATCTTTTTTGATACCAATCAAAAGTGGCTTTGCACCATGCCAGGTGGTCAACGTCCTGGACCTGAGTATCACGCGGCAATTGACCGCATACAACTATAAGGCCGTCTTTTCTTTTTTGCCATGGTAAAACGGGAATATCCAAAGATTTCCAGCGATCCAATGGCACCCCTTTATTTTTAAAATCGGCACCCCCGGCGAATCCATTCCACCCAATTTGATAATATTCTTTTCTTTTCAAAAAAGCTGACTCAATCACAATTAACTTTTGCTTTGGCAAATAATGATCCACTATCTTTTTTTTCGCCATTGTTAGGCCGAATGCGTATTTATACCACCCGAAAATAACCGCCACGTCACTATCCGGTTTGAAGTCTTCAAGCCACCGCACTTTGGCGCCTGGTATCCCGGTTGCGAAGCATTCCAAAATCTTTTGGTGCCCCTCATTATATTTTGGCAAATAAACCGCAACCGTCATATTGGCACCGCAATAAATACCAGGGTCCGGCCCTTGATATTATCCTTAATTATTTTGGCATCTTCCTTGTGCTTTCCGGGTTGCGATCCGGTAAAGATAACGCGCCAACCCGCCTCGCCAAGTTCCTGTTTCATCTCTTCCGCCGTGTAGTGTCTATAGTGCTGGCTGTGGCTTTTTGCGCCAAACGGAATCACGGCTTGATTTGGAACACTCAAGATAAGAAGGCTTGCAAACATTGACGCCCGACTTAAAAAGCCGGGGGCCTGTTTGGAATGCTCAATAATTTCAAACATGACCAAAGCGGAATCCTTCCGTTCTGGAATCGCTGAAAAACTATTGGCGGACCTTTCAATTAGATTGCTTTTGTAATGCGTTTCCCCGTATTCAATGGCGCCGGGGTCGCAATCAAAAGCGCTAACCTTAATTTTTTTCATGGCCATTACATAGGATCCATACCCGCACCCGCACCCGATATCAAAAGCAAAATCCAAACCGTGCTTTTTGATTTCACGGCTTGCAAATTGGTAGCGCTCCAGGTGGTCATGCCGGATTCCGTCCAGTGTCGGCGCCATTTGCCGTTTGTTTTTTATCATTGCCAAGCCTTTCTTATCCAGGGTTGATTATATTTTTCCGGTTTGTTATTCCCTGCAAATACTACCACGGCGGCGCCGGGCGGTTTGGTTGCTTTGATATCCCGGTATCCAAGGAAAAATCCGGGCGGCAAGTCTTCATTTAAAACCTTCGCAAAAGGATAGATTAATTCTATGGCTTCCTGATCACCATATCGGCATCTTAAAATAAACCTCTCCTTTTCACTATCGAATTCATCCCAAATCGGTTGCCCAAAATCAGGGCCAACGGACATGACACAAGATCCATATTTGCATGGATAAGTTGAATGACCGGCGGCGCGGGTAAAATTACGACATATTCCAAAATCAACTTCCAAAGTTGCCAGGGGTGAAATGTCGTCAATAATAACCGTGTCCAGATCAAAATACAGGATCCGGCCCGGTGGCATATTGCGCCGGTTGAATAGGTTCATTTTCGCCCACCATCCCTTCAAGGCGGTGGAAACATCAATACACTGGATCCCGTCATGCTTTTTTGGCTTATCTGTTAGGCAAAAAAATTGGTGGTCAATTTTAAGATTCCTTGCCACCATATTTTTCAACTTAACGACATGGGAAAAAGGGTATTTATTCCCAACCTGGACACAAACCACGGCAATCATAATACGGCCCGCCCTCCAAATCTTTGTTTCATAACCGGCCCGTATGGTTTGTGGCCGGTGTACCTTTCAACGGTGTAACCGTTTTCAATGGCTTCCTTCAAATAAAATTCAAATAACCTTACGACTTCCTTATTAGGATGCGGTGTTTTTTTTCCATCAAACCAATGGCGGATTCCGCTTTTTTGAAGCCGTGGAAGGGCGTATTTCAATTGGGGTTGGGTTGACATACGGGTATAGTGAAGGGCTTTAACATTTTTTAAATTTTCCCCGTGCCTGGCGTCCAAACAATTCCAATCACCAAAGAAGGGTTGGACAATCCCCGAAGTTGCATTAAACCGCCCGGCCATTGTTTGATGGGAAGTTGATTTGCGCTTTAAATCTTTAATCGGCATCATGTATTTTTTGGCGGCGGCGCAATCCCATAGAGACATACAAAGGCGCCAATTCCCCCCGCCCTTGGCCAAAACGACTTTCCCCGGCTTAAATGGCTGTATCCACAATTCCGAAATATCAGACAAAACCAAAAAATCCGAATCCATATAAATTGCCCGGCCCTCAAAATTACATAGTTCCGGCACCGCCCACCGAAACCCGGAAAAGGGAGTGGCCCACGCGGTTGAATCCCAACCATGGAATGGGCTTTTAGGGTCCAGGGATAAGCGCATCCATACGATTTCAACCGGCCCCGTTACATATTTGAGAATTGACCACTCAAGGGCGGCTTGTGATTCCGCGTCATCATGGTTTGGAGCGCACCCTATAAAAATTTTAATTGGTTCATTCATACGGAAAGCGCTTCCTTGAAAGTCACCCTTGGAAAACAAGTTACTTTACTTTTTGGGTTTGCGTTAAACACCTGGACGCCGGAAGCTTTTAATTGAGCAACGGCGCTTTCAAATAATATAGGCAAGTGCAAAAGTGAATTAGGCTTGCCCCCTTCCACCCTTGGCAAATCATCCGCATCCAAACCAACCAATATGATTTTTTTGAAATTGGCCTGGTAAGCAATTTGGAGCGCCCCCCATAAACTATTCCCGGTATTTATTTTGCCTGGGATTTCGGAAAGGGTTTTTACTGCTGACCACCTGGAAAGCCACCATTCCGGGGTGTTTCTAAACTGGCGGCGCCTGGCGATATTTTTATTATATTTTGGGTTTTGGGCCACCCTTGTCAAGCGGATGACATTTTTGGGAAGTGGGATTTCATCCGGTAAAGCGGCATAGCACCGAACGCCTTGAAGCTTTCTGCATTCCATCCTTCTTAAATTTTTAGGATCTCTATCAAGCGTAAACCACCAATCAAGGCGTGGCGCCCAACCCGCCGTTCCATTCACCCCAAAAATTATATCCTCTTTTGGGATGGCGTTAAAATCTGCAAGCCTGGCGGATGGACCGGATCCAATTATCCAAATCTTACCCATTATAAAACTTCCTCCAAAATCGCCCGCTCAAAACAAGTCAACGCGGTTTGTGAAGTACAATTTAAAACTTCGACACCGGCCCGCTTCAATCCATCGGCCAGGGGGCCAAACTTTGATGGCCATTTATTTATGCCAACGCAATTACTTAATCGTTTTGGATGGTCCCCAAAGTGGTGGGTTTTGCCTTTGGTGTATTGCATATCGTAACCAACCAAAATGATTCGTGAAGCACCAAATTGATAGGCAAGCCCTATGGCTTGAAACCCGCTATTCCCACCGCTCCCAATGATCCCCGGAATAGTGACTAAAGTTTTAGATTGCTTTGACCAAACATAATTTAGGCCGTGGGCTTGCGCCGCGCCTTTGTCTTGGGTCCACCCTTCCGCTTCCTTTGCTGTTTCTTTGAAGTCTTCCCACGCGGCTTTTTCACTTCCTTTTGGGTTGTGTCTCCACCACTGTCCATCGCATCCATAGACGATATCGGTAAAGTTGACGGCCCGGTAGGTGGAGTTGGTGACGATGACGCGGCATTTTCCTTGCTCTCTTCTTTTTCGGATATGCTCAATTTGTCCGGTGCTAAGGCTTGGGCCGCTGGCGATACAAACGATGGTTTGCCCGCCCCATCTTCCAACCCATTCAAGCCCTTCGTATCGGTTGGCGCCGGTTCGGTTGGCGCCGGTTCGGTTGGCGCCGGTTCGGTTGGCGCCGGGGTGGGTACTGAATCGAAGTGGTGGGTTTCCCCCGTTGGCGCCTTGGGTTTCACCGTGGCCGTTGGTGCTTTTTTTTTACCGCCGCCTTGGATCATTTTATTTTGATAGGCAAATTCCCCAACGGGTTCAACCAATTTATTTTCAAGGAAGTGTTGACATAAATCATCATTACTACAATTGAAGGTATCCCCTGGGCTTACGTTCCCAATATAGGCATTGGAAAAACTTCTAAGCGCTTTTAGTTTCATTTCGTCCCCTTAAAACGTCCGGGGGATTGCTCCCCCGGACTGAGATTAAAGCCGGATAGGTTAGTCTTACTCCGGCCACGCTCCCACCACGTTTGCGGCGGGTCGGAAAACCGTGAAGGCCGCCCGCATTTCGCCACGGATGGTCAAAAGGTTTTTCTGTACGTTGTCCGAATCCTGGTCATGGATGGTAACCGTTGCTTCCTGGCGCAACCAAGCCATCATTGAAGCCAAAGAAACGGCAACAAAAGATCCAGACGTTACAGAGTTGGAAAGGATGACCGGCAAACCCCAAAGGGTCGGAATCAAACCACCGGCCAAATAATTGATGACGCCTTGATCACCAAAATAACGGCCCGCGCCATCCTTTTTGCGTTCCATCGTTCCCCAATCGGCGGGGTTGATAAGATACGCATCCGGCATATAGTCGGCGGAAACCACGGCATATTTGGCACGGTTGGCCGCGTCAAAATTGATTTCCCCGGACACGGCGGCAAGCGCCGTATGGTTGGAAGTATCACCAATCAAACCGGACAAGGATGGATTAACGCCAGTACCCGCCAAAATCTGTTGTTCCAGTTTCAAGCGGACGCCATAGCGCAACCGTTGATCAATGTAGGATTGCAACGCCGGGGCGTCTTCCATCACCTGTTTGGAAACCTTGAGCCAATGCGCAATGGTTCGCACCGGCGCCGTGGCATCTTCAAAGGTCAAACTGGATTCGGGTTTTACTACCCCTTCCAGCGTTTCGGCGGCTTGATTAGAAAACGTCAATTCGCGGGTGTAATGTACCAGGTTGCTGGCCGTGATTCCCATAGGGATAACGTCCAGGATGCTTAACATTCGGAAAGCACCGGGGACAATGCCGGGGACTTCGTGGCGCTGTACAATGGTACTGTCCGGTTCTTGTGGTGACCCGGATTCACCCAAAATGGTATTTTTCAGGAAAACCGGGGAATCAAACTTTTTAGTGATTCGGACATCACCACCATCCGCCGCCGCTTTTTTGAATTCATCGGAATCAACAAATTCACCGCCCGCCGTTTTCTGCTTTGGCTTGCTGTCCAGAAATTTGGTTTGTGACTGTAGAATTGCATCCACGTCATTCCGCATTCCGGTATAGTCTTCCGCCATCTTTTTCAAGTCGGCTTTGGTTGCTTCCGAAACGGATCCAAAGTTTTTCAGATCATCTTCATATTTCTGGAAGGTTTTGCCCAACTTCTGTTCATGCTCCGTTAGCGCCGTCTTGAGGGTTTCCGTTATGGTCCCCATCAATACCGGCACCTGTTCGGCTTTCAGTTTTGCATAATCTTCTTCTTTGGTGGGAGTGCCGCCGCCCACCTCATAAACTGCTTTTCCCTGGATATAGCCAAGGATTTTTGGGTTAAGAGTTTTTTCCATACCAACCTACCTTTCAATAAGGCTGTCATATAGCCCGTTAAATGAGTTTTCAACCAATGTCTTGATATCACTATCACTAATCAATGGTTTTGTTATTTTGGCATGACCTGGATCACCCAAGCATTCCTTGACGCGGCTTATAAAAGCTTCGGCGCCACTTTTGGAAAACTGCCCTGCATCACGCAAGATCATTTCCAATTCTTTTAATGTTGACGCGGTTTCAATACTTGATTTGATTTCAGAAACCAGCGCCGCAAGGTCCGCCGGTTCTTCCACCACGCTTATTTCAACCAATTCAATTTCCTTTAAAACTGTAACGTCACCATTTTTTTCTGAGTCCTGGACCCGGTAACCAATGCTCAAACCGTCAACCGCGCCATGCTTCATACTGGCGCCGACATTTTGCGCCACGGTATGGCCGGGCGTCAATTCCCCCTCAACAAATAAACCCACGTCATCTTCCTTTACGTCCTTCCAAACCCCAATGACCGGGCCGTAATGGTTCCAACGCATCCTTACTGGACGCTCCCGCGTTTCAAGTGTATTGGCATAGGCCCCCGGCTGTATGGTATCGCCATAAGAATCCACGCCATTGAAAACGGAAGCATAGCCACTGAAAACCAAGGCGCCGTTGGCGTCCGCTTTGACCTTAACATCACAAGATTTCAGATTTAAAAATTTATGTTTTATTCCGTTTCGCATGGGGGTTTCCTTAATTTGATGGCGCCGTGGTGCTTTCCGGCGGCTTTTGGAAAAAGGTGACGGGTTCCAATCCGCCATTCAAAACTAAAGAGTCACCGCCATCAATGGGTTTCCTGCCCTCTTCCTTTCGGGCTTCGTTCGGCGTCAATTGTCCGCTTTGAATGGCCTTTGAATTAGTTTCTATTCGATCCTTTAAGCTGGCCCTCAAAAGGCTTTCAAAATCAAATTCTATAAATATTTCCTTCCAGTCTTTTTCCGGCATTAGATGTTTTTTTAAACTGGCTTCGATGCGCTCCAGGTAAGGGCGCAACCCCAATTTATAAAACCCATCCATAATTTGTTCAATACCACTTCCCCAAGCCGTGACGTTTGTATCATTTATAAGGATGGATGGCACCCCAAAGATCCGGCCAATTTCCTGGACCTGGAATTTATAAGTTTCCAATAATTGCATATCTTGGGGACTTAGGGCCGCCCGCTCAAATTTCATGTTAGCTTCTAAAACAAACAATTGATCCGTTGGCCCTTCCGTTAAATCCTTAAAGTTTTGCCTGATTGAGGCTCTCTTTTTTTCATCCAACACCCGATCAACCATTAATATTCCGTTAGTTTTACCGCCACTGGCGGCCAATTGGGTTTGGCGCCCTTGCGTTGCAATCGAAATACCCAGGGTGGCCATGGCATATTGCAATGGACTTAATCCGACCAAGCCGTTTCCAAAAAGTGGGATATGCCAAATAGATTTGGAAGAGAACACCCGGACGTTTCCATTGGATGAATAGTGGTGGTAAATAACTTCGCCATCACTCAATAATTCAACTTCGACACTCCCCGACATTAAGGGAAGCAAACTAATTGGGGTGCCTGCCGAATCACGTTCAATGAGGCAATACGCATTCCCGGTGGTTGATAAATTTAATACAATCGTTTCAAAAAATTCCACGCGGGTTTGATAGCGGTTTGGCTTGAAGTTTATGATATTCCAAAGCCGGTAATCTGTGATTTCTTCAAAGCCACCATCCACTTTTTTATAAGCTTTAAGGGCCATGCCGCCAACGGCTTCACTCAATAATTTTGTACAAGCCCAAAACGCGGGCACCCCCATTGCGGAATCAAAATTTACGGTTACAGTGGGAGTATTGACGCGGCTTAATGGCCCGGTAAATTGACGGCCAACGCGCCTGGTTAATCCAGAAAAGAAACCAACAAAGCTTGTAAGAATGCTCATAAAGTAACCATCAAAGGTTCATCAATAAATGAATCGTCATCGACTTCCTGACCACTCAAGGCCCGATTAAAATTCATAATAGTTGCAACCGGCCCATCAATTTTATTTTCGTCCCGCTGTTTCCGTGGAAATACATTATCCTTTGCATCTTTTTTGGCGGTAACATTCGATAGCATCCAGGTATATAAAGGGTTTCCGTTGTGGATTATGTCCCCGCCGTTGATGAAAGATTGCATATCTTTCATCGGCTCTGAAAAATAACGCACCTGGTTTGGTAGTTCTACGCAATTGATCTGCTTTTTCTGTAATTGGGATATCATCATTGCCGCCTGATATGGGTCAAATATCACCTCTGCAACTTGTAGCATATTACAGAATTTTAAAACATCTTCTTTTATTGTATCAAAATCCGTTCTTTCGCCTGGCGTGGAAGTCAACCAACCTTGTTCCACCCACGTTTTATAACTCTTATTCTCTCCGGTTTCCACCCTGGCTTCCGGCACATAATATTTCCCGAATTGCGCAAATTTATTATCCCCCAAAACAAACAAAATATCCAATGCCGCAATATCAATTTTTGACGCCAGATCCAATGCCAGGTAACAATCAAATTCCGCATAGTCCAGGATTTGAATTTTTGGGTTGGCCGCTTTTTTCCACCGGGCCACGTTAAAATAAGCTTTCCTGGATCCTACAAATTCATTTAAGTGTTTTGTCCGGTAGCTTGTTTGCTTTTCTGGATCATTCTTTGCAACAAATAATTGATGGTCTAAAAATTCCCGGTAAACCGAAACCCCCAAATTAGGGTTGGCCTTTTTCATCGCCGCTACAGAATCCCATCTATCCCCCTTTGTTTCGTCATCCGGTTCATCCCTGCAATACATTAGCGGAAAGGTTCTATCATCCCGCAAGGATCCTTCCAGATTCTTTTTTGAGTTCTCCACCAACTTTGCACAAGGGCCGGTTGTATTATCCCCGGCGGTGGTAATGATTAATTGCAAGCCTTGGCGCCGGGCACCCATCCCGGTTTTCATGGTGTCTACCTGTTCGTCCGTTTCATGTTCGTGATATTCGTCATGGATTGAACAAGACGGGTTGGCACCTTCCCCCGGCTTCCCAATTAGTGGTTCAAATTTCGAGTTGGTTCCGGGGACTGAAATATTACTTGCATGGGGTTCAACTCCAAAATAGTCTTTAAAAAAATCATTCTTTTTGACCATCGCCAGGGCCGGGCCGAAAACTT